AACTACAAAATTAAGATCACTTGATTGGACTAAGCATTGGCGGGTGACTGTGGTCGAAGCGAAGGCCAACAGGAGTTTGGAACAAAATTTACGCTTGTGGGAATTGTATACAAGCATTGGCAATCATTTAGGTATTGAAAAAGATAAAATACATGATCTTATGGGATATAAATTTCTGAGATACCAAACAGAGATTGCTGGTATGCCTGTAGAGCTAGTAAAGTCTACAACAAAGCTAGATACTCAGAGTATGTCAGAATACCAACACCAAGTAGAAATCTGGGCGCAAACTATGGGATGGGAATGGGATCTGTGAATTATAGAAACCCTAAGCTCTTAAAGTTAGCAGATGGCGCACCATGTATGATGTGTTCTATGCAAGACGGTACTGTAGTGGCCGCACATAGCAATCAGTTAAGAGATGGTAAAGGCACAGGTATAAAAGGCCATGATTACCGTATAGCTTATTTATGCCACCAATGCCACCACATGATAGATAATGACAAGATGTTAGATAAACATGATAGAATAGCAGCATGGGAAGAAGCGCACAGAAAAACTATTGGCTGGTTATTCACTAACAACCATTTAGGGGTAAAATGAAATATTTAGTAGGCATCATAGGTATATTATTTTTACCTTTTGCAGTAATCTTTGTAGCTTTTGAAGCAGCTTGTGTTTATATTGTTAATAGTTGTAACGAGGATGAATAATGGCAGATAAAAACCCAATCACAGGTGATCTATTACAATCACGAATGAATACCAAAGAGTTTGAAGAAAACTTTGATCGTATATTTGGTAAGAAAAAACGAAGTGATGATATATCACCACACGCATACGAATATGAGTTAAACAAATCTACCGGTGAAGTAGAAAAGCGTTTTATAGATGGTATATCTAAACCTAATGGAGAACAATTTGGCGAAGATAACACCAACTCAACTGAGCCTTAAAAAGCTCAGAGATGAGGGCTATACCGTTTGGATTACAGAGCATTGGAATAGCTTTAGCCGCACCAGGCAAGATATGTTTGGGTATTGCGATATTATAGCAGTAAAAAAAGATGAAACATTAGCAGTACAAACTACTACAAAATCTAATATGTCAGCTAGAATACATAAAATAGCTGATAACGTAAACGCACCTAAATGTCGTGAAGCTAACTGGAGAATTGAAGTGCATGGGTGGTTTCAATCGGAAAATGGATGGGAATGTAAGATTGAGGATTTAAGTTGAAATTTCAATCAGAGCAATATTATTACCAATACAAAGACGCAGTTATGGAAGCAATAGGCGAGGATAAAATGACTTGCCAGGAAATGTCTTTAAAACTAAATGTACATTACAACAGAATTAAATGGGTTATGTACAGACTTAGAAACGAAGATCATCTATCATCATATAAATACAATGACATTACATATTACTTAAAGCCTAAACCACATCCATTACAATCTATATTTGGCCATGAAGTAAAGTTTACAGAAGATCAAATAAAAGGCTCACAAGTTTATAACGAAAAAGATGCAAAACATAATTTAAGATTTAACCCAGATCAAGATTCATTTCATGGTAGTTCCATTGCAGGAGAGGGAGTTAAAATAGGAACATGACAACAGAAGAAATTATTGCTATATACAACAAAGTATTCCCAACACGATACGAACCTATGACCATAGAACGCATGATACAATTTGCTAGGCTAGTAGAAGAAAAGGTTAAAAATGCTTAGTATGGATCGTTTACTGTGTATATGTGAGGATTGGGCTTTGTATATGAAGTCACATGATAGTCATAAGCTAGGATACCCAAAGAAAAGCATAGGCATGAGTTCAGGCGGAGAAAGTACCGCAGATGCTTTTGAGGATATGGTATCAGCTCAAGATTTAAAGAATGTACATACTCTGGACAGTATCATTCATTCATTGCCTAAGGAACAACAAGAAGCTATCTATACACGCTTTTTAAAGACTAGGAAGCCATTTGCATACGAGTTTAAATTGCAACTTGCAATGGACAATTTAATGGTCATTGGTGGCAGACGTATAAATGCCTAAAATATAATACACAAGCATAGTCAGTTTTGATATAATCGCAGTTGTGGGAGAATTGTATCTATTACTTTCACATAAGCCCGCTTAAAACGTGGGCTTTTTTATTTGTATCGCAAAAACAATCAAAAATGCAACACAAAACACAAAAAATGAGTTTGTATAGCATGTATATTAATCAAACAGGAAACCAAGTGAAAATAAGCGTATGCGAAGGATGCGGAGATGTCTATGACTACACCGGCTATCCTACTTGCCCTGAATGTATTAGAGATGGTGATACAACCAAGAAGTCTACAGATATACCCAAATTACTCCAAAAAGAACCCACAGAGAACACAATATGATCGGCTCACCAGAAAACAATTTTAATACTATGCAAAACCAACAACCTAGAAATCAAATGCTAGGTAATGCTTTGCGTAATATGCCAAGCAATAAAGATTATGGTCAGCCAAAAATGTTAGCACCAAGCCAATATGGTAATCCTACTCCACAAATGAGTAACATGCAGATGCCACAATCTAACGCATCATTTAACATGCAACCACCAATTCCTAACATGAATACAACAGCACCACAAGCACAAGGCCCTATGAGTATTGGTCAAACACAAGGCCAAAACAGATTTGGTGTAGGATTAGCTAAATCAATGCCACAATCAACTCAGGTATCCTAATATGAATGAATTTATTGCCACACTATTCTTAGCTAGAGAACTAGCACATAGATACCATTTATCTACTAAAAGCTATTCACAGCATAAAGCTCTACAAAACTTCTACGAAGATCTATTAGACTTAATAGATGATCTAACAGAAATGACACAAGGCGCACATGGCCTATTAGATATACCTATCCTTACAGAAAAGAAATCATACAAAGAAGCTCTATACTGTATCGCAGACAAACTACAATACATAGAAAACAATCGTTATAAAGCATATAGAAAAGACGATACAGCATTACAAAACAAGATAGACGAAATCGTAGCAGTATTCTTAACAGCAATCTATAAGCTAGAAAACTTAAAGTAAGGATATAATATGAAAGACAGCAAACCTGGTTTGTGGGCCAATATCCATGCAAAACAAAAAAGAATTGAAAATGGATCAGGGGAACGTATGCGTAAGCCTGGAAGTGCTGGTGCGCCAACAAAGCAAGACTTTAAAAACTCTCAATCCGATCCTAAAAAGTTAGCTAAAGCCTTAAAGTATTAAACATGGCAAGCATAAGGGATACACTAACTAACCTTGTAGAACAATACAAGGCAAGTGATACCCCACTAGCAAACTTAATGCGTGGTGACACAGAAGGTGCTAAGAAATCAGCAGCAAATGCGTTTGAAGATTTAGCTAAGAATCCTTATGCAGGATTAGATGTATCAAATCCAATAGGTATAGCAGGCACATTTATTGGCCCTAAGTCTAAACTATGGAATACAAAAGCACATGATTTAGCACAAGCATTAGAAAAAAAAGGTTTATCTCAGTCAGAAATTTGGAGTCAAACTTTTAAAGAGTATGGAGTTCCTACAGCAAGAACTCATAATGAAAGTTGGGCGCAAGAGATACCTAGTAATACAGCAAAAATATCTGATACATTAAAAACTTTGGAAACTGGTGGATATAAAGCACAGCCAGTAAAAGATGTTAGCTATATTAAACGTGGTAATAATTATGATGTAACATTATCACCGTACAATCCAGAAAGAACATCTGATTTTATTCAGTTGCGCAATTTAGATAAACATTTATTAGATTCAGCATTGCCTGAAGATGTTGCAAGCAAAATACTTAAAGGTGAATCCCATCAGCCAACATATATGGGTGCATTAGAAGATGCAAGCCAATTAAATACACCATTTGAATTTGGTGGTATGAACGCATTACCTGCTAACTATGCTTATGAGCATCCGCAATTATTTGAGCATTACCCGCATTTAAAAGATACAATGGTACAAGTAGATCCTAAAGCATACAATGCTGGATCATTAACTGTTACAGATAAAGGTAACATTATTAAAGTAGGCGTAGGTAAACAAAAAGATATTATGGAGCATGAAATACAACATGCTGTTGATACTTTTGAAGGATTGCCAAGCGGTGCAAGCCCAGAGGATTTTCCTAACGCAACAGACTTATCTCATGCTAAATTTATTAGAGAAAAAATTGATTCAGGATTAAATCCTAGCGAAGCATTTAATTATGTTAAAAATAAATTAGGTATAGAGCCTAGTTTAAGAGCTAAAGGATTAGGATCTGGCTATCAAGATTTAAGCGTATATCTTGGTGAGCCTGTACATGATTATATGAGATCAGCAGGTGAAGTGCAAGCAAGGGCAGCAGAACGTAGAGTACCATTAACAATGGAAGAAAGAGCAGCTAACTTTCCTTTCCAATATGATCCTAAATATGGGTATGATGTAGATCCTGATAAACTTGTATTTCAAAATGGCCCTTACGATAACTATAAAACTAAACAACAATTAATAGAATTACTTAAAAATAAATAACGAGGAATTGGGCTACCCCAATTATAAGTGAAATGAATGAAAACAAAGACTTAACAATTGAGTTAAATAAAAGTGGCGCACCTTTAGGTAATAAAAATGCTACTAAGAACAAAATATGGAGTGATGCAGTAAGAAAAGCTATTACTCAAGGTGAGAACATAAACTTATTAGCTCATGCTCTAGTAGAAAAGGCATTAGCAGGCGACATATCAGCACTCAAAGAGATTGGTGATAGATTAGAAGGTAAGCCAACACAACAGATAGATCAGAACACAGAGCATAGTGGTGAAGTTACCTACACATGGAAGAAATAGTAATACCTTATACTCCACGAGAAGCATTTAACCCATTACACGATACAGATAAAAGATGGGCTGTAGTAGTTGCACACCGTAGAGCAGGTAAAACAGCAGCTTGTGTTAATCATCTTATAAGAGAAGCACTTATTACACAGCGTACAGATTTTAGAGGAGCTTACTTAGCACCTTTCTACCGTCAGGCCAAGTCAGTTAGTTGGGATTACTTTAAATACTTTTCAAGATCAATACAAGGTACTACCATAAACGAATCTGAAATGCGTATAGATTTCGCTAATGGTGCAAGAATACAATTATTTGGTGCAGACAATGCTGATAGCTTACGAGGATTATTCTTTGATCTATTAGTAGCAGATGAGTATGGTGACTGGAAACCGTCAGTATGGAATTACGTTATACGCCCAGCGTTAGCCGATAGACAAGGTAAAGCTATTATTATTGGCACACCTAAAGGTCGCAACCAATTCTGGGAAGTGTATAACAGGGCTACTACAAGTAGCGAATGGTTGGCACTCAAGATCACAGCATCACAAAGTAATATACTTCTGCCTAGCGAATATGATTCTCTCAAAAGAGAGATGACTGAAGATGCTTGGCGACAAGAGATGGAATGTGATTTTGACGCTGCTATACCTGGTGCAATCTGGGGTAGAGAACTATACCAAGCAGAACAAGAAAACAGAATCACAGAAGTTAAGTATGATAAAGAAGTGCCTGTACACACAGTATGGGATCTAGGATATAGTGATGATACAGCTATATGGTTTTATCAGGTCATTCATGGAGAAGTCCATGTCATTGACTATTATGCTTCAAGTGGTAAGGAAATAGCTCACTATGCTGCGCAAGTGCTTACCAAACCTTATAAGTTTGGATTACATCATCTACCGCATGACGCTAGAGCAAAGACTTTAGCATCCGGTGGTAAATCTATTGTAGAACAGTTAGCTACTCATTTTGAATTTAAGAATATGCGCATAGTAACTAACCTATCTATCATGGATGGTATACAAGCTGCAAGACTTATGTTTCCAAGAGTATGGATTGATAAAGAAAACTGTGCAGACGGTATAGAAGCTCTAAAGCAATATCAACGTGAGTGGGATGAAGATCGCAAGATATTCAAAGATAAACCTAAACACGATTGGACATCCCATGCTAGTGATTCTTGGAGATATCTGGCCGTATGTTGGCAAGAAGAAGCTAAGATAGAGAAGAAAGACGATAAGCCTAGAGGATTACATGTAGGCCAAACGAAAGTAACATTAAACGAATTATGGGAATCAGCCCCTAAAACACAAGGTAAAAGGATATAAAATGGCAGGCACAAATCAAAACGTAGGTGGTTATAAATTAATAGCAGCAACAGGTAACGTATCACCATTTGGCGCTAGTTTACTAGGCATATTTGTTTCATCATCATCTTCAGGCACAATCACAGTTTATGATAGTGCAACTACTACAACAACAGCTAAAGTAATTGACACAGTTTCAGTATCAGCCGGCACTTGGTATCCAATGCCTGTAGGTACAACTGCTGGCATCTACATTGTTGTAGGTGGTACTCTTAGTGCTACTGTGGTATTTGCATAAGCATGACTAAAGTAGAGTTATATCTCAATACTGTTACGCAGTATGATAAAGAGTTTGCCAAATGGTCAAGCCGCACAGATAAAATATTGCGTAGATACAGGGATGAACGTCAAGTTAATTCCATGCAATCACGCTATAACATGCTATGGGCTAATGTAAGCACACTAAAAGCTGCTACATTCTCTCGTATGCCTAAGGCGGATGTATCACGCAGATTTAAAGACAATGATCCAGTAGGTAGAGTCGCATCCATGATTCTTGAAAGAGCTATGGATTTTGAGATTACTCACTACGGTGATCTTAAACATTGTTTAGAATCATCTGTATTTGACAGATTTTTAGGTGGTCGTGGATCAGCATGGGTTCGTTATGAGCCTAAGATTGAGTCACAAGACTACGGTATCTCTGAACAAAATGAAGAATCAGAAGAATCAGCAGAATACTTAGACTCAGAAGCAGCACCGGTAGATTATGTACATTGGAAAGACTTTGGACATGAGCCAGCTAGAAC